CCGCCGCCCGGCGGCAACCGGCAGCGATCCGAAGTCCGGCGCGCAGACCGACTGCTAATCAGGCGTTGCCTGAACGTTAAAACCCAACACAGAGATAAACAGGAACGCCAATGCGTAAGAATACCCGCTTTAAGTTTAACCAGTTCATGACCCGCCTCGCCGAGCTGAATGGCGTCGAAACCGACGACATGAACAAGAAATTTACCGTTGAGCCGACGGTCACGCAGACCCTGATGAACCGCGTGCAGGAGTCTTCCGACTTTCTGACCCGCATCAACATCGTGCCGGTGTCCGAAATGAAGGGCGAGAAAATCGGGATCGGCGTATCCGGTTCGATTGCCAGCGTGACCGATACGGCAGGCGGCGACGAGCGCGAAACCGCTGACTTTGCCGCGCTGGATGAGCAGGGTTATGAATGTGTGCAGGTCAACTACGACTTTCACATCCGCTATAACACCCTCGACCTGTGGGCACGTTATGAAGATTTTCAGGCCCGGCTGCGTGATGCCATCGTAAAGCGTCAGTCGCTGGACCGCATCATGATTGGCTTCAACGGCGTGACCCGCGCCAAAACCTCAAACCGCATCAAGTTCCCGATGCTGCAGGACGTGGCCGTAGGCTGGCTGCAGAAGTACCGCGAGCATGCACCGGCGCGCGTGATGAGCAAAATCACCGACGAAAACGGCACCGTCGTTTCTGCAAAAATCCGCGTCGGCAAAAATGGCGACTATGCCAACCTCGATGCGCTGGTCATGGATGCCACCAACACCCTGATCGAGCCGTGGTATCAGGAAGACCCGGAGCTGGTTGTTATCGTGGGCCGTCAGCTGCTGGCTGATAAATATTTCCCGATCGTCAATCAGTCGCAGGCCAACACCGAGCAGCTGGCCGCCGACCTTATCGTCAGCCAGAAGCGAATCGGCAACCTGCCAGCGGTGCGCGTGCCGTACTTCCCGGCCAACGCGCTGATGATTACCCGCACCGATAACCTGTCGATTTACTGGCAGGAAGGTACGCACCGCCGCCTGATTGACGAAGTGCCGAAGCGCGACCGCATCGAAAACTACGAGTCCATTAACGAGGACTACGTGATCGAGGATTACGCGGCCGGTTGCCTGGTTGAAAACATCGAAGTCGGTGTGTTCGCTGAACCTGCAGCCACAACGCAGGAAGCAGCGGCAGAAAACGGCGGCGCAGCTGACCCAGAAAAAACGGAGGCGTAACGCATGTTAAGCCCTGCCCGACGTCACCGCATGCGCCAGCAGGCTATCGAAGCCTCGCAGAACGCCGACAACCCGCTGCGCCACGCCAGCGGCTATGAGCAGATGCTTATCAAGCTGAACGACGACAAGCGCCGCCTGAAGAAAGTGCACTCTAACGAGCGCAAGGCGGAAATGAAGCGTCAGCTGCTGCCTGAGTACCTGCCGTGGGTGTCCGGCGTGCTGGAGAAAGGCAAAGGCGCACAGGATGCCGTGCTGATGACCGTCATGATCTGGCGGCTCGATGCGGGCGACGTGCCTGGCGCGCTGGAGATTGCCCGGTACGCGCTGACGCATGGCCTTGTGTCGCCAGACGGCTTTAAGCGCGCCAGCCTGCCTTACCTGCTGGCCGAGGAAGTCGCCAGCGCGACAACGCGAGCCTGGACGGCAAAAGAGCCGGTCGATATTGACCCGCTGCTGGCAACCATTGCGATGACGGAATCTGAAGACATGCCCGATCAGGTGCGCGCCAAGCTGCACAAGATAACCGGGTATGTGCTTCGCGATGCGGGCAGGGCTTCGGAGGCGATGACCCACCTTGTAAGGGCGCATCAGCTGCACGACGGCTGCGGCGTCAAAAAAGACATTGAGCGGCTGGGAACGGTGATGAAAAAAGAAGCTATCGCCCGCCGCTGACCGAACGCGACCCCGCGCACGGGCGGCAGGACGGCAATGCACTTTCAGTGTCTGCGCCGTCCTCCACCGCCCACCTATTTCAAAGGCCGATTATGAATAACACGGTTGTTATCCCCGCCCCGCGACCGGCAGACGCTGCCGAGCCGCCGGTAAAGAATACGTTTTTCTGGCCTGACGTTGACCTGCAGCAGCTGCGTGATTCGCTGCGCTATGAGGGTACGGTCACGGCGCAGCGCCTGCGCCTGGCCGTGAAGACGGCAATTTCAGAAGTAAACGCCGAGCTGTACGACTGGCGCGCCTCACAGATGGCAGCGGGCTTTAAGGTGCTGGCCGACGTGCCTGCGGAATCGCTGGACGGCGAGAGCGAAAAGATTACGGCCTACCTTGCCGCCGTCAGTGCGCTGACCGCCGCCACCATCGTTGAGCGCTATCGCGGCTATGACGCCAGCGGCACGAAAAAAGCGGGCGAAATCGAGGCGAGCGCCGACGAGTACTGGCGCGACGCGCGATTCAGTATCAGCCGCATCGCCGGTAAGCCTGGCTGCATTGTGGATCTGCTCTGATGAACGTTTACGCGCAGCAGGGCGATACCGTTGACGAAATCTGTCAGCGCTATTACGGGCGAACCGGTCAGGCCGTCGAGCTGGTTTATGCAGCTAATCCGGGCCTCGCCGAAAGCGGGCCGGTGCTGCCACATGGCTGCGAGGTGACGCTGCCCGATCTGCCTGAATCTTCAGCAGGTGAAACCGTCAACCTGTGGGACTAAAAATGGAAAAAATCAGCTCTGTGATCAACTACCTGATTGGCCTCATCCTGATGTGGTTCGGCCGTCATACGCCACAGGATATCGCCTTTATGGTCGGTTCCGGCGTGGCCGTTATCACGCTCATTACTAACGTAGCGACGTTCTTTATCAACTGGCATTACCGCCGTAAAACCTACGAGCTGCAGCGCCTGCGGGGGGTGAGCCTTGAGCCAGACCGTTAAACGCTGTGCCGTGGTGGCCGTGCTGGCAATTGCCGCGCTGCTGCCACAGTTCAAAACCCTGAAAACGTCCGAGGCCGGACTGGCGCTTATCGCCAACGCCGAGGGGTGCCGCACCTCGCCCTATCAGTGCAGCGCCGGAGTCTGGACTAACGGCATTGGTCACACAGAGGGCGTAACCCCGCAAAGCCAGGTCAGCGAGCGACAGGCGGCGGTCAATCTGGTGTATGACGTGATGCGCGTCGAGCGCGGGATCGATGACTGTATGGCAGTTGAAATGCCACAGCGGGTTTACGACACGGCCGTTTCATTCGCTTTTAACGTCGGCGTGCGCGCGGCCTGCAGCTCTACCTTTGCCCGTTACATCAGGCTGCAGCACTGGCCTGATGCCTGTAATGAGCTGCGGCGTTGGGTGTTCGTCAAAGGCGTAAAAAATCGCGGGCTGGAAAACCGCCGCGCGAATGAGACAGCCTACTGCCTGCGGGGTGTCAAATGACGCGCCTGATAGCTCTGCTTCTGGCGGTGGCTCTGCTGGCGCTGGGCGTGACCGGCTGGCAGTGGAAAATCGCGAAGGACGACCTGACCAGCGCGCAGCGCATTATCGGCACGCTGTCGGCCGGTATAGTGAGCCGCGACAGGGCGATAGCCAGGCTAGATGCCGATGCGAGGGCCAGCCAGAAGCGTGAGGCCGAGCTGCGGCTGATGCAGGGGCGTGCCAGCACGGCCGCGCTTAACCGTGAAATGACCATACAGAGAGAAACCGATGCGAATCCGATACTGCGTGACTGGTCTGCTGCTGATCTGCCTGACGATGTTATCCGGCTGTACGCCCGCCCGGCCTTCAGCAGCGCCAGAGATTATCTGGATTGGGTGTCCGCGCGTGACAAGCTGCCCGGTACCGGGAAACAGCCTTAAAACGGTGGGCGATCTGGCGGCGGATAATCGTCAGCTTGAGGCCGCACTCGCTGCCTGCGGGCTGCAGGTCGAAATAATCAAAGACTGCCAGGAGCAGCACGATGCTGAAACCCCAACAACTGCGCCAGACACTGACCGACAGCGTGCCGGAGCTGCAGCGAAACCCTGACGCGCTGAACGTGTTTATCGACAGCGGGCGCATCGTCTCGACGCTTGCCAGCTCGCTGTCGTTTGAATACCAGTACCGGCTTAACATGGTTATTACCGACTACGCCGGTAACATCGACCTGCTGATCGTGCCGCTGCTTGCCTGGCTGCGAACGAATGAACCCGACATTATGGCAAGCGAGGAAAAGCGCCGGACAGGCTTCACCTTTGAGGCGGATGTTATCAGCGACACGGCCAGCGATATCAGCATTGAGCTGCAGCTGAGCGAGCGCGTGATCGTGAAGCAGGCCGACGACGGGCTGCACGTGACCCACGTCGGCGAGAACCCGCTGCCGGAGAATGACGCGCGGCCGGTGCAGCTTTACGTTAAAGGCGAGCTGGTCAGCGAGTTACAGACATGAGCGAGCTGCAACTGGTAAATGACCGTCTGGAGGCGCTTATCAGCAGCCTGTCAGCCCCGGCGCGTAAAGAAATGGCGCGAACCATCGCGAAGAAGCTGCGCGCGAGTCAGCAGCAGAACATTAAGCGACAGCAGGCACCAGACGGCACGCCGTTCAAGCCCCGCAAAACGCAGCCGGTGCGCAGCAAAAAGGGCCGCATAAAGCGCGAGATGTTCGCAAAGCTGCGCACCGCTAAATATATGAAAACGCAGGCCAGCCCGAATGAAGCCGTGATCGAGTTTGCGGGCAACGTGCAGCGCATGGCCCGCGTGCATCATTACGGGCTGCGCGACAGGCCATTACGTGGTGCTAAACAAGTTCCATATAGCGAACGCCCGCTTTTAGGCGTGAATGAGACTGACACGCATTTAATTGGTGAAATTATCATTTCTCACTTAAGTTAAATTTATCAGTAAAGTGAAAAAAAATGTTGCTTCTGATGACTGAAGTTGTCTATTATCAAAAAGCAACATTATTCAGGTGTATCGCGCCTGTTGCCGCTCTTTTACAAATGTCATTTAATAAGGTAACGATGCCTTTTGGCGATCCCTCGGGATCATGACCGGCCTCACGGGTATCATTAGTGCGTTTCGTGCAATATGCGTTTTGCAGCATGTTATGCAGCTAATTTATCCGACTATTGTCTGGCGTACGGAGTTAGGAGTGTTTAAGTCGACATAATTTACCTTATTTGACCTCTGGTCTGGCGGCACAATTTTGTGTCCTAAACAGAGATATCAAAGATGAAATTTAATTTCAAACTTAAACTTAATATGACATTTGGTTTTAAAAAGGGTATGACATTACCTAAAACAGAATCAAGTAATGCTCATGAGCAAGTCGACGGAAACAATAAAAGCAATTTGATGACTGCGTTAGTGGCTTCAATCGCTTTGGTTAATTTTTTAACTGCGGTTATGAAATTTCTTCATGCATGGTTAATCAATTAATTTACTCCTAACTCATTTACGACGCGAAATTCTTATGGACAAGCCTTATTACCCTCATAAAGCAATATCATCTGTAAATGTTCTCGCTAAAACTCTCGGTATAAGAGAGAGTCTTCTCATTGAGTTATCAATAAAAAGTGATACTTCATATCATGAGTTTACCGTCTGCACTAAGAAGGGAAAAGATAGGACGGTTTATGAACCTAAGCCTCTCTTAAAAAGATTGCAGAAAAAAATCAATTCTAGAATTTTTGAGAAAGTGAAATACCCTATTTATCTTCAGGGTGGAATCAAAGATGAAATTAGTAAGCGTGATTACGTAGAAAATGCTCGCTTACATTCAAAGTCAAAACCAAGCCATTTGATAGGCTTAGACATTAAGTCTTTTTATGACAATATAAAGACTCCAAAAGTACATGACATTTATAAATACTTCTTCAAGTTTCCAGATCCAGTATGCGATGTCTTAACTAAGCTGACAACTCATAAAGGCAAACTGCCTCAGGGTGCATGCACTTCTTCATATCTTGCAAATCTAGTTTTTTTCAATAGCGAATACAGCCTAGTTTCTTATTTTAGAAAAATGGGTGTGACCTATACTAGGTTACTCGATGACGTGACTTTATCCTCACCTGTACAATTAAGCGAGCATCAGGTTGGGGAAGCCATAAAAAAAGTAGTGGGTTTGTTTAAAAAATATAATCTAAAACATAACAATAAAAAAACCAGCATTGAGAACAATAAGAATATCAAGAATGGTTTTCAGGTTACAGGCTTGTGGGTAGGACATTCGGAACCTAAAACAACTCGGGACGAGCGTCGATACATAAGAATTCTTGTAAAAACTTGTGAACAAAAACATAAGTCAGATCCCTATAGTCAAGAATTTCATGAACTATGGAATAAATCATCAGGCCTTGTTGCAAAACTTAAAAGATTAGGCCAGCCAAGTCATGACTCTCTTAGAGCCAGACTTTCTGTTGTATTACCTCTATATGATCAGAAAATGGCGTCAAAATTGATTATGGAGTGTAAAAGTCTCCTAACCATAAAAAACAAAATACAATACAGTGCTGGAGAAGTCAGTAATATAAATAAGACTTTATATAAGCTTGGTATTTTATCAAGAAACAATCCCATATCATCTTCTATATGGCGAAAAAGAATTAGAGCTAATTTTAAGAACCTACCCAGCAAGAAGGAGTTATGGGAATGATTATTGAAGAGGAGCATTCAGGAGTTGTAAAAACCTTTGATCCCTTCAAAGGCTTTGGTTTTATAACTCGAAAAAAAGGTAAAGACGTTTTCTTTTTCTATGAAGATATTGCTGAGGATTCACATCTTTTTGCAGGTGCTCCAGTGAGTTTCATAATTAAAAAAGGTGCTAAAGGTCCAAGGGCATATAACATAAAGAAAATAAAATGAATGTTATCCATAACTCCTTAAATTGCAGTTAACTTTCTAGACTGTTTGTCTATCCTTCAGTAAACATTCATACATACTCTTTTCAATGATTCATAGTCATATTAATGGCTATGAATGAACAACTCTTCGAAATCAAGCGCCTGCTGCGCAACCTGATCCGCATCGGAACCGTGTCGGCTGTCAATCTTGACGGCGGGCTGTGCCGTGTCGATACAGGAAAAAATACGACCGGCTGGCTGCACTGGCTGAGCGCCCGCGCGGGTAAAACCCGTTCCTGGAATGCGCCATCAGTGGGCGAGCAGGTGCTTGTTCTGTGCCTCGGCGGAGAACTTGATACCGGCTTTGTGCTGCCAGGGATTTTCTCTGATGACAACCCGGCTCCGTCAGCCTCGGCCGATGCGCTGCACTGGTCATTTCCTGACGGCGCGGTGATCGAGTACGAGCCGGAAAACGGCGCGCTGACTGCAACCGGCATACAGACCGCAGCTATTAAAGCGGCGGTAAAAATCCTGTTCGACTCGCCGGAAGTGGAATGCACAGCACTGCTCAAAACAGCGCAGCTGGAAGTCACCCAGGGCGGCACGATGAAAGGCGACGTGACGCATACCGGCGGCAGCCTTTCATCAAACGGCAAGGTTCTACACAAGCATAAACATCCTGGCGACAGCGGCGGCCAGACGGGAGAACCGATATGACAACCGAAAAATATATCGGCATGAACCGGGAAACCGGCGGCGCGCTGATCGACCTCGATCATATACGGCAGTCAGTGCGTGACATTCTGCTGACTCCTGTCGGCACCAGGGTGATGCGTCGCCAGTATGGTTCGCTTTTATCCGCCCTGATTGACCAGCCGCAAAACGAGGCGCTGCGCCTGCAGATTATGTCGGCCTGCTATATGGCGATCCTGAAATGGGAGCCGCGCGTAAAGCTGACTGCCATCAACTTTGAGTCGGATATCAACGGCGCAATGGTGGTTGAGCTGTCCGGCAACCGCACCGACAACGCGCAGCCTTTTTCCTTAACCGTTCCTGTGAGCTGAGACTATGGCAACTATCGACCTGAGCCAGTTGCCCGCGCCAGAGGTGGTGGAGTCGCTGGACTATGAAACCCTGCTGGCCGAGCGGAAGGCGACGCTGATTTCCCTTTACCCTGCTGACCAGCAGAACGCCGTCGCCCGCACGCTGACGCTGGAGTCAGAACCTATCGTTAAGCTGCTGCAGGAAAATGCCTATCGTGAGCTGATCCTGCGCCAGCGCATCAACGAGGCGGCAAAGGCCGTCATGGTTGCGTATGCGCTGGACGGCGACCTTGACCAGCTCGGCGTAAACAATGGCGTACCCCGCCTGATCATTACCCCGGCCGACGATACAACCATTCCGCCAACCCCCGCAGTGATGGAAAGTAACGATGATTTCCGGCTGCGCATCGCCTCCGCCTTTGAAGGGCTGAGCGTGGCCGGGCCAACCGGCGCTTATGAGTACCATGCCAGAAGTGCTGACGGCCGGGTAGCCGATGCATCAGCCATAAGCCCGTCGCCTTCAGTGGTCACGGTGACAGTGCTCGCGCGTGAGGGCAACGGCGTGGCCGGTGATGATCTGCTGGCCGTGGTGAATACAGCGCTCAATGATGAGGACGTGCGCCCGGTTGCCGACCGGGTGAGCGTGCAGTCAGCAAAGATTGTGGAATACGAAATCGTGGCTGAGCTGTACCTCTATCCGGGGCCGGAAGCGGAGCCAATCCGCGCCGCCTCAGAGGCAAAGCTCGCAGCCTTTGTCAGTGCGCAGAAGCGTCTCGGCCGCGACATTCGCCTGTCTGCGCTGTATGCCGCCATGCACGTTGAGGGCGTGCAGCGCGTCAACCTTATCAAGCCTTCTGCTGACGTGGTGCTAGACAAAACCCAGGCCGCTTACTGCACAGGCTACACGCTGACCGTGGGAGGCTCGGATGAGTGATCGCCTGATGCCGACCGGCTCGTCAGCGCTTGAGGTTGCTGCCGCCGAGGCGCTGGCAAGTCCCGGCGCTATGAGCGTGCCGCTGCGCCAGTTGTGGAATCCCTACACATGCCCGGTGGTGCTTCTGCCCTATCTGGCGTGGGCGTGGTCGGTTGACCGCTGGGATTCAGCCTGGCCTGAATCAACAAAGCGCGCCGTTGTTGCCGCCTCGCAGTATGTGCATCGGCACAAGGGCACGATAGGTGCTATTCGCCGCGTCGTTGAGCCGCTGGGCTATCTCATCAAAATAATCGAGTGGTGGAAAACCGGTGAGGCGCCAGGCACGTTCCGGCTGGATGTGGGCGTACTCGATACCGGCATTACTGAGGAAATGTATAACGAGCTGGAGCGCCTGATAGCCGATGCAAAGCCCTGCAGCCGTCACCTTATCGGCCTGTCTATCAATCTTGACGTGAACGGCGCGCTGCCGGTTGCCGTTGCCAGCTACAGCGGCGACGAGCTGACCGTTTATCCCTATACCCCTGAACTTATC